CTCGTGAAAGATTTAAGTGTGTAGTGGCAGGAGATGATGCTGCAGGTAGCCATGGTGGGGCTAGGGTAGACTGGACTAAAGGGTGGGCCGAGCTTGGTTTTGAAGCTGAACCCCATTATAGAGAATATACTTATGATATTGAATTTTGTAGCTCTAGATTGTGCCCCGTGGTGGAAGGATGGACTTGGGTTCCTAAGATGGGCCGTGTTTTGAATAGTTTAGGATGGACAATTGATCCTGACAATTCAGTAGCTCCCGAGGCCTATACAGTTTCGACAGTTAAAAGCCAATATGACTCGTTATCCTGCCTGCCTCCCTGCAAAGCTATTTTCGATAAAATACTAAAGTTGAATGAACAGCATCACTGGTATGAAAAACATGTTGATAAATTAGATAGAGCAGCCAGATTAAGCAATTCAAATCAAGATTGGAAGATGAAGAGAGAAGCTACTACCACTAGTCCTGATACCTGGGCAGCCCTTTTGCACTGGTATGAATGGACCCCGGAGTTTCAGACTAAACTGGAGACTCACTTGAAAGGCTGCAAAACCATGGCTGACATTTACAAATTTGATCTACTTTATTTATTTGTTGATAAGGATACTGATGGTGAAACTTTTATATTTGACGACACTTCTAATAGTTATAAGGTTGAAATGAAAGATGATCCTGAGGCCGCTGACTGGGATATTACGGGCAAACAACGAAACAAAAAACAACACTCCACCAACGGTAACACCGACCCAGCCCAAGATCTATTAGATACCACATTCCTTTCGGTTGTCCACTCTCGGGTTCCAGACCAGATTACCAGAATTCCTAATTATTATGGTGCTATAGGGCTAGCTCTCATGCATCACTCTACTTTGACCGCTGGGGTTTTCAACGACTTGATGTATCGGATATTACAGAGTCCTCACCTCGTGGGTACAGCCAGTTCTACTAATGTTCAGAGAGATTTTAGAACTTGGCTCTCTCCTATCACTGATCCTTTCATACCAGCATTGGGCTCTTATGTGCGTGAGCCTTCCTCTCCAGAATCCATGCCCGAATTAGATGAAATCCCCGAGCAAACTACCAGGGATAGAAACTTTTATGTCAGTCATTACGGCACTGAATGGCCTCCTTCCTCAAACATTGTAGATCCCCAATTTAATTATCTAACTAAAGAATACAGATATCCTATAGACCTAGAAGTGGTCAGGGCCTGCCCACTATTGGCCGAAGAATGTGTTCCCTCCACTCAGTATGCTCCAACTGTCCGATTAGTAGGAGAAATGATGAGAGATTTTGGTCATGGGTGGGTAGAAATCTACAGCAAAGCCTTGTCTAAGCCCTGGATAGCTTCATTTACCGAGTGGTGTCTTTATTATCGGAGGCATGCAGGCGTTGAGGAACCATCTGATAAATATGAACTTGGGGAATGGTATCATGATTTGACTACAGAAGGAATTGAACCAAACCCTGGTCCTATTTATTTATTCTATATTTTAATATTTTTAGTTCTTTATTGTACCCAGTTAATTCACTCACAAACCAATTTTATGACCCTTTTCTCAGGAACTTCCTGTACTTATCTTCCACCAGCCCTTACTTCTCTTAATGCATCTTTGTTTACTTTAGTAAATGGCTGCTTACCAGGAATGGGAGACAACCAACTAACCACAGCTTATAATAATATTTCCAGTGGTGTTGGATATGCCGG